CGTCTGAACATTGGGTTTCAGACGGCTTTTTACATGATGGCTTAGTTATGCCCTACTCTTTCATGTTATATGAAAGTTGAAGCTAACCTGCATAATTTTTCTTCTGCTTTGGAATCAAAAAGGCTGCTTGAAAATGAAACGTCTATATTTCAGACGGCCTTATATATTACGCCTCAATCAAGGGGCGTAAATCTTAGTTAAAACCCCTTGACAAATATTTTTAACCGATATTTGAGAGGGGTCTAAAATGTCACTTTGTTTCTACACTATCACACCACAACCGGAACAAAATCCAGTTGCCTACATCGTCCGTCTTTTCTCCGATAAAAACGGCTATTCAAAGCTCATTAATACAAGAGCCTTCCCTGTAACTAATCCCCAAAATCCAAAAGCAACAGAAGAAACCGCTTCTTTATATGGCGAGTTATGCGTTACTGATTTTATGAATCAGGAGGAAAACGCATGAATCGTTCAGCTTCAGCAAGCGCGGAACGCGCTCTTCCTTGTCTAAATAGTAACAACTGCATTGAGACAGAAAACCTTAATAAAAACAATGCAAAGCAAATGCCGATTGGTTATGAAAAATTCCTTCCGAACGAATACAAACCCGAATTTAACGAGTTTTCAACATCACACAAAAAATCATCATGCGCTTTGGAAATGAATGTACATCAATTCATTGAAACATTCGGCCTTAACCATGTTGGCTTTTTGACTTTGACATTTTCGGATGACGTTCAAGAAGTGAAAGAAGCACAACGCCGTTTCCACAGCTTACGCACCAATTTCCTGAAAAAACATTTTGAACACTACATCTGCGTATATGAGCGCATGAAAAGCGGTCGTATTCATTTTCATCTGATTGTTAATACACGCGAAGATATAAGACGTGGCCTGAATTTTAAGCAAATTCAAGCCCGAAACTACACATCAGCAAACAAAGCACTTCGTCAGCTTTGGCAAATCCTTCGTGAAAACATGGATAAATACGGTTTCGGCCGTTCCGAACTGTTGCCGGTAAAGACCAACAGTAAAGGCTTGGCAAGATATGTGGCCAAGTACATTTCAAAACACATTAACAGCAGACTTCATGAAGACAAAGGCTATCGCCTAATTCGTACAACCATCGATAAAAAAAGTCTGTGGAAGATTGCAAACAGCAATTTTTCGTTTGTAAGTGCTGGTTCGCGCCTGTGGCGCGAGAAGCTCCAGCAATGGATTATCTGCATTGAGCCATATTTAAAACAGTATGCAAAACATGAATTTAACAGAGAACTCAAAGCCATTACAGAAGAAAATTACAACCGTATTTTATCCAGCCTCATTAGTCCGAAATGGGCGTTTTACAACCGAGAAACCATCATCAATATGTAGCGAAACAAGCAATCGTTGATTTTGGTTCGGGGGCGGGATGGGCGCGAAACCGCACTTGCGAAGCAAGGAGAACGGCGCAAGCCGTGTGTGAGCGCCCCTCCCGTCCCGCCCCCGAACCGTTGAATACCAGCAAAACTGACCTTAAAGAAAGGAAAAACATCATGTCTCAAGAAACCGAACGCCGACAAGGTATTTTTGTTATTGCATCATTTGATCGAATGTTCACGCGTGAACGCAAAAACCAAGACGGCACATTTACCAAGACACATTATGTCGGCCTGATTATCCGTAGCGAAACTGAAACGCGCCTTTGCGAAGTTCGCACCAAACACCCTGAAAAATATGAAGGCTATAAGCCACAGCAAATTGTTTCAATGCAAGTATTCCCACGCGCATTTAAAGACAACATCTATTTTTCAGACGAAGCATAAACAAGATTCAAGGCTTTGCGGTGTGCCTTGAATTGACCCCGAAACACCGCAAAACTTTTTTTCAACATTAACTAAAGGAAAACAAAATGAAATTCCAAAATCTGAAAAACAAGGCGAAGTACGCCCTGGCAACTGTTGCCGTTTCTGCAATGTCTGCACCTGTAATGGCTGAAGGCATTTTGGACACCGTGAAACAAGAAATCACTGGTTACAAAGCCGAAATCATCGCATTGGGCGCCATTGTTGTAGGTATTTCCATTGCCTTTGCTGTGATTCGTATCGGTAAACGCGGTGCAAATCAGGTTTAAGGTGTAATCATGGGTTATCAAGTAGGCCGAATTTGTTACGAAACCGAACAAGAAGCCGTCAATGTCTTGATGACCCAAGTTTCACCAACGATTGACAAAGACGGCGTGTTACATCACGCCGTTTTTGATGGTAAAGCTTGGAAGTATCAAGAACAGACAGTAAAACTTACGTTCCCTCAATGTGAATTTGGCGAATTTGCACAAGCAGGCCGTGAGTTAGGCTATCAGATTGTTTTAATAATGGTTTCATTATTTCTGATTGTGATTGCCGTCAAAGTTGTAGGCATGATAAGCCACAAGGAGGAAGAATGACCCCCGAAACCGAATTTCTTATAGGTATGTTACCGCCTTTTGCGGTAGCTATCTGTTTATACGTCTTAATCCGTAGTTTTCAGTAGTCATAACAAGGCATAAAGCATAGAATCTAATTTTCTGAAACATTTACGAAAGTTAGAAAGATATGTTTGATTTTATTAATGAAGAATATTTGGCAAAACGTAAATTCAACTCTTTGGATGAGTATTCAGGATTATCCATGGCAGATATATTCTGCGATTTAATTTTAAAAAATAATCGTATTGCAGGTGCTGATTTTTATTCAGTATGTAGGCGTTTTAATCATAGATTCGTAGATGATTATTTAGAAATAAGGTTTCCTGATTACAGTATTGCTGTTTATAAAATTGGGGTAGGAAATGACATCCTTATATCAAAAGTTTTTGGTGCTAACTCTAAGTTCTTTGATTCTTTATTCAAATAATGTAATCGCTTCAAAAACAGAATTTAATATGGGTAATGGTGTATCAGCTAAAGTTGATGATGGTTTTAAAAAACTTATTAATAGAAGCTATACACCACATTTTGAAAAATATGTTTCTAAAGTTCCTGTTTCTACGGATCTATTTCATTCTTCATCTTCTACATTATCGGCTAGGGCAACCGCTAGTATAGAAGCTTCCGTTTCTCGCAAGGCTGTTCTAAACGGTTCATTCGCTTTAGTCAAACAGGGCGCAAAACTTGTAGCTTCACGAGCTAATGTTTATGTAGGTGGCGCTCTTTTAGCATACGAAGCCTATCAAGCTGTTAAATCTGATCTTGAATTTGAAGGTTATAAATGGGACGAAGTCAGCGAAGAATTTTTAAAGGAATGGCCGGCACGAAATTGTATTTGGGTTAGAGACGAAAGCGACAGAATCCAAGATGTTGCATGTTATGGCGTTGATAGTTCTGTTTTAAGTGCTTACAGAAAAGGCGGTCAAAGCAGAAGAGAAGCTGAACAACTTATGCAAGGCCAAATGGAAAAACTGGCTATTCCATATTGGGAAAAAGAAAAAGAGAAAAGAGGCAACCCTTCCGGAGGCGTTCAATGGACTAAATATGTTTTAGATTCTTGTCATTTCGATTTGAATGGCGGTAGTTGTGATGTAAAAAGCGGTAGCGACATCAGAAATTCAATATCTTTTAGATTAAAAATGCGAGATACACAAGTCCTTGATCAAGAGACATTTCTAAAAATTTCAACCCATTCAATAGATAGCAACCCTACGCCCTTTGTAGAAGGCACGGGCAGACCAGAATATAAAGAAAATATAAAAGTCCCTGCCGGAACAGTCGTTACAATCGGCCCAGTAGAAACGCCCGAAGGTAAAAAGACTTATACAGTAACCTTCACAAATCCTGCTACTGGCGGAAGCAGTCAAGCTACTGTTCAAACCAATACAAGCCCTGCACCCAGTGGAAATCCTAGCGGTAAGCCTGATGGAAATCCTGACGGTAAGCCCGATGGAAAAC